GCACCTGCACCAGCACCAGTTCCAGCATTTGGAGCAGTTACCACAGGATTTGGTGGTAAGCCTGCTCCTGTTCAAGCCGCAAATCCAGTTTTATAAGGAGAAAGTATGAAAAAGTTATTAGTTACATTACTTTTAGGATTAACATTAACTAATGTAGCCTTTGCCGAAGGCGTTGCTAAAACTGTATGTCATGATAAATTAGATAAGAAAGGGCAAGTAGTAAAAGATAAAAAAGGCAACACTGTTCAAATTTGCAAAAAAATTAAAGTACATAAAAAATTAGAAGCGAACCCAGTTCCAGGCAAATAATCTTTGACAATACAAGTAAGGTATAGTATACTTAATGTCTGCTATACCTTTTTTTATTATGACAGATTATTACCAAACATTAGGCGTTTCTAAAAACGCATCACAAGACGAAATTAAAAAGGCTTATCGTAAGTTAGCCAGTCAGAACCATCCCGACAAAGGCGGCGATACTTCCAAATTTCAAGAAATACAAAATGCCTATGATACGTTAGGTGATACAAATAAAAGAGCAGAGTATGATAATCCGCGTCCACAGATGAACGGATTTCAAGGAGGAATGCCTCCAGGTTTTGAAGATTTATTTGCACAAGCGTTTGGTGGTAGTCCGTTTGGTGGTATGTTTGGACAACGTCGTGGTCCAAGAAATCAAAATCTAAATATTCAAACGTCGATTACTTTAGAAGAAGCATTTGAAGGCAAGTCTATGATTGCTAATTTAACTTTACCTAGTGGTAGAGAACAAGTATTAGAAATTAAAATACCTGCCGGAATACAAGATGGTAATACCCTAAGACTAAGTGGTATGGGAGACGATTCATTCCAGAATGTACCTCGAGGTGACATACATCTTACTGTTAACATACACCAACATCCTCGATTTGAAAGAAGAGGAGATGATTTGGTTCAAAAAATTCAAGTTAGTTGTATAGATGCTATGTTAGGTACAACTGTTAGTGTTGAAACTATTGATAAAAAAACATTAGACGTTACTATTAAACCAGGAACACAACCAAATACTATGTTGGCTGCACAAGGATATGGTATGCCTAATATTAACGATAATAGATTTAGAGGTCGATTAATAATGGAAATAGAAATATTTGTTCCATCTAACCTCACAGAGAATCAAAAACAAATACTAAAAAATACATTTAAGTAAATATCATTATGAAAATAATTAAATTTCCCGATCCTATATTAAGAGAAAAAATGCCAGAATTTGATTTTATCAATCCAATTATGGATCCTGTTCAATTAGAAAAAGAAATGATTGAAACTATGTTTGCTAATAATGGCATGGGTCTATCTGCTAATCAAGTAGGAATTCGTGCTCGTATGTTTGTTATGGGTCATAAAAATAATCCAGAAACTGCGCAAGCATTTTTCAATCCAGAAGTTTTAGCTACAGTTGACAATATAGAAGATTTAGAAGAAGGTTGCTTGAGTTTTCCTGGAATTTATGTTAATATTAAAAGACCAACTAAGATATTAGCTCGATGGCAGAATTCAAAAGGTGAATGGCAAGAAAGCAAGTTCTATGATTATGATTGTAAATGTTTTTTACATGAATTAGATCATTTAGAAGGTATTGTGTTTCAAGATCGAGTTAGTACGTTAAAATGGGCGTTAGCTGTTAAAAAATCAAAATCGAATAAAAGGAAGATAAAATAAAATGATGGAGCCAAATAAAGATTTGGAAACTATTTTTGAAAATGCCGTAAGCATTGCTACTACTAAAGAACATGAGTATATTACATTAGAACATTTTCTATATAGTTTGGTATTAAATGAATCTTTTGCAAATGTATTGATTTCTTTTGGTACAGATGTTAATTCACTTAGAGAAGATTTAGAAAAGTATATTAATGAAAATTTAACAGATTTAGTTAGCCCAGGTATTGAAAAACCTCGTAAGACTAATACAATGGATCGTATGTTAAATCGTGCTTTTACACAAGTATTATTCAGTGGTCGACAAGTTATTGAACCAGTAGATTGTTTTATTAGTTTATTTGCAGAAAAGAAAAGCCACGCTCATTATTTTATTCGCAAAGCAAATATTGATAAAGATCAATTTATTAATTTTGTTAAAAAAGAATTAGTTCGAGAAGACGATGTTATTTCTTCAGAAAAGAATAACAGTCATCCACAATTAGAAAAGATGATTGGACAGTTTTGTATTAATCTAACTGCTAAGGCTAAGGCTAAAAAAATTGATCCGGTTATTGGACGTGAAAAAGAAATCGAAGAAATTCAACTTATTCTTGCTCGTCGTACAAAATCTAATGCTATTTTGATTGGGGACCCCGGAGTAGGTAAAACTGCCATTGCCGAAGGACTTGCTCGTAAAATTAATGATGGGAATGTACCTACATTTATTCAAGATCACAGTATTTATAGCTTAGATATTAGTGCGTTGTTAGCAGGTAGCAAATATCGAGGTGATTTCGAAGAACGATTAAAGATGGTGATTAACGCCGTTGAAAAGAAAGGTAAGTCGATCATCTTTATTGACGAGGCACATATGATGAACGGCGCTGGTACAAATACTGGCGGTAGTAATGATATGGCTAATATGTTAAAATCCGCATTAGGTAAAGGTACATTAAAAGTTATTGCTTCTACCACTTGGGATGAATATCGTAAGCACTTTGAAAAAGATCGTGCGCTAATGCGTCGTTTCGAACGTGTTGTAGTAGATGAACCAGATGAAGAAACAGCTATTAAGATTGTTAAAGGTCTTAAAAAATACTATGAAAAACATCATGGTGTTAAAATTACCAAACAAGCTATTATTGACTCAGTTAAGTATAGCGTTAAGTATTTGTCAGATAAAAAATTGCCAGATAAGGCAATCGACTTAATTGATCGCGCATCGGCTAGGTTTAAGGTAAGAGATGAAGAAGGCGGAATTGTAGATCATGATGAAATTTTAGTTGAAATTTCAAAAGTAACAGGTCTGCCATTAGAACAAATTACTAATAAAGAAAATGCTAATGTCGAGAATCTTGAAAAGAATATGCGTGAAAAGATATATGGTCAAGAAAAAGCTATCGATAGTTTATTAGATAAAATTTATATTTCACAAGCAGGATTAAAAGCATTAAACAAACCAGTAGGTAGTTTCTTATTTGTTGGTCCGACTGGTGTTGGTAAGACCGAAGCAGCTAAACAGTTAGCAGCAAATTTAGGTGTTAAGTTAGTTCGCTTTGATATGAGTGAATTTCAAGAAAAGCATAGTGTTGCTAAGTTTATTGGCGCTCCTCCGGGGTATGTTGGATTTGATGATAATGCTGGACAACTTATTACTAATTTACAAGAACATCCTAATTGTGTTTTGTTGTTGGACGAAGTTGAAAAAGCACACCCAGATGTATTAACTGTATTACTACAGATTATGGATAATGGATTTATTACTGCCAGTAACGGTAAAAAAGGCGATGCTCGTCAAGCCATTATTATTATGACCAGTAACTTAGGTGCTTCAGATGCTGAAAAGAATGCAGTAGGTTTTGGTAGTTTAGAGCGTGATAGCGATCCTAAAGATGCTGTTAATAAATTCTTTGCTCCGGAATTTCGTAATCGATTAGACGGTATTATTAAGTTTGGCAAATTAGATCATTCAACTATGATTAAGATTGTTAAAAAGTTTATTGATGATCTTAACTCTTTAGTTAAAGATAAAAATATTCATGTTAAAACCAGTAACGAAACTGTTGAGTATTTGATTAAGAAAGGTTTTGATAGCAAGATGGGCGCTCGACCTCTACAACGAACTATCGACGAGATGATTAAGCGACCATTAAGTAAGGAAATTTTATTTGGTAAATTAACCAATGGCGGTGTAGTCGAAGTTGGGCTAGACAACGATAAACTCACACTAAATGTTATTGAATTATTACCTGTTAAAAAAGTTAAAAATGACGAAATCGTTGAAAATTCGTAAATTATTTTACGGTAAGTATCCTTATAAAATTGAATGTCGTGCAAGTGGAGCGTATCTAATTGCACGATGGAATAGCGAACGTATTAAAAGTTTTTGTCTAAGAGAGGAAAAAGAAACTAGTATTTTTTTTAAAAACATTGACAAAACAGATTTATTGAATTTTTTCAATGCTATAGAACCTTTTTTAGAAAAAAAATTAAAATTCAGAACTGAAAATAATGCAATTTCGATTTATTTAGATAACAAAGATGTATTTGACTCTTTGTCTCAAAGTTTAGATCAATGGATTCATAGTGTATATGAACCCGCTAATGAAGAAGAATTAGAATTTCTATTAAATTCTAATAAAAAAGTAATATGCTCGAACTTACCTCATGGAAAGTACAAATATAAAGTTTATTTAAATTATCATACTCATATTAATACACGACAACGATTCAAAAAATGGATTAAGAATTACGGTGAAAAAATAAAAACAAATTTAAGTTCTGAAAGTTGGTTTAATAAAGATCCTTATTATCCGATTGATCCTCAAATATATGTAGAAGATCAGCCAACTTTAAGTATGATTGGATTATTTTTAGGTAATGACGTTAGAAAGGTGGAAGAATATATAACAAGGTCCAGTATAAATACAATATTATGCCAGCCTTAAGCGAAAATTTAGAATTTATTACATATACAAATACCGCCAGCGTACAGGTTATCTATCCTAATACTGCTAGCACTATGCTAGTATATAATAGCACTCCTGTCAAGGGCGATGGCTATTTTGGACCTAGCGATGGACTACATACTGTAACTTATACGTTAGATCCTACATTTGTAGGTACTGTAACCATGCAGGCTACATTAGCTACTAATCCTAGCGAAGCAGATTGGTTTAATATATACAATACTACTAGCACATACACTACGTATGATGATCTAACCTTTACCCAAGTAGATTACTATAATTTTACTGGAAATTTTGTATGGGTTCGCGCTCAAGTGCAAATTGCTGCTGGATTAGTACAAGTTATTAGCTACAATCACTAAACCAAGTTCAGTCAAAATATAATAAATACCCTATAAGGAGTATTTCATGCTTTTGAAAGAGTTTTTTGGTCCAGCAATTGATGCCGCTAAAAAGGTATCACCCAAAAAAGATGATGATAAAGAACTCAACGACGAGTTATTCTGGTTTATTATAGACCACGATAAACTCCATAAAGATTACTTTCACCCTTTAGCTAGTAAAATTAAAAAATTAAACAATGCTAATAAATTAGATCGTAGCAAATTATTAAAAGACTTTATGCCTATGGTAAACCACGGTTGTAAAGAATTTTATATTAAAAAGAAAATGAGCGGTGGTTTAGGTATGCATTTTCCTAAAGAAGTAAGAATAGGAATGTGTGAAAAGTTATACGATCACTATGTTCAGGATGTATTAAAAGATACATATAAAATTTCCGAATCATCAAAAAAGAAAAAAGAAAAGAAGACTAAAGAAAATGCAGATGCTGGTGGTGGTAAAATGTTTGGCAACACCGCTAATAAAAATCAAACCGGTAATGATTATACTTCTATATCACACTTAAGATATGATAATGGTGGGATAGCCTAATGAAACAGTATAAGATCACTTCAGAAAATTCTGCTCCTTTAAACAGTGATAATGACTGTATATTACCCGATGATGATTATATACATGAGTTAAAAAGAATTCAGTATTTAGGAGGGCTTGGTTCAGAAGCAAGACTTAATGAGTATCGTGCTCATACTGCTAAAGTAAAATCAGGTAGTAACATTACTGTTACTGCTAATGAAAAATCTAAATTAATGAAACAGCATAATATTAAACCTGGAACACCAGAATGGTTTCAACTTTGGTTTAGCAAGCCTTACTTAACAGGCGAGAAACCCGTAGGAAAGTAAAAATGGATCAATTAATTGAATTAACAAAAATAGGTTTTGGTAGTACGTTTGCTTTTTATATAAAAGTACATAGTTTCCATTGGAATGTTGAAGGTCCAGATTTTTATGAATTTCATAAACTATTTCAAAAGATATATGAAGAAGTTTATGATGCCGTAGATCCATATGCCGAAAATGTTCGTAAGTTAGGAGGATATATTCCTACCAGTTATCATAACTTGAGTATGTTAACAAAAATTGAAGATGAGAATCGTGTACTTAATAAAGAAGCAATGATTGAAGAACTTATTGTAGACAGTCAACGTATGCAAATTATTCTAAAAAAGAATTATGATGCTGCTGAACAAGAAGGTCAACATGGATTAAGCAACTTTTTAGCAGAGCGTATGGACGCTCATCGTAAACACGAATGGTTTTTAAGGGCTAGTATAAAATGAAAATATTAGAAATTATTGCAGAAACTGCTGCTTGGCAAAAGAAGTCGGGTAAGAATAAAAACGGCGGATTAAATAAGAAAGGTGTTGCAAGCTATCGTAGAGAGCATCCTGGAAGTAAATTGCAGACCGCCGTTACTACTAAACCCAGTAAATTAAAGAAAGGTAGTAAGGCAGCTAAACGCCGTAAAAGTTTTTGTGCTCGTATGAGAGGTATGAAAAAACATCGCACAGGTGCTAAGACTAAGAGAGATCCAAATAGTCGTATAAACAAAAGTTTGCGTAAATGGCATTGTGAAGAATAAAATAAATAGTAAAAAGGAATATTATTATGAGAGCTAAAGAGTTTATCAGTGAAATGAAAAAAGGTGAAATGCAACCTCATCAAAGAAATGTGTTAAACAATCCAGTTACATATCCTAAACAAGGACAATATGGTGGAGATCAATATCTACACGCACAGTTTTTAAAAGCTCTCGCTTGTGCTGGCGCTGGTGATACTCCTGATGCAGAAATGGCTCCGGAAAATTGGGCAGGTGGAGATCCTGTTTTTATTCCTTATCATGACACAGAAATAGAAATGTTAAATCGTGCAGCCAAATATGTTGGTGATAATTCAAAACGCGAATGGGGCGGTCCTAGTAAAGAGCCTAAAGATACACATAAAGTAAGTCCTGTAGCAAGTTGGCAAGGAAAGGAAAAGAATCATGACTAATGAATTTAAGAAATCAGTTAAAAACACCGACGTTGTTTATACTTTAGAATCAGCAACATCAGGCGGAACATCTGCTGGAAGTGTTGCTAGTGTTTCAAAACCATTAAGTGGTGTTAAAAAACGTGGTGGAAATTTATTAATACAAAGTGCAGAAAAGCCAAGAAAAAATCCTGTAGCTAAACACGTTAATGCAACAGTAGGCGGGGGTGGTGCCGGAGCTCATAAAGATCGTAAAAAAGCTATGAAACGTGGAGAAATGAAACATAAAAAACCATTTGTCGAAAACACAAGCGGAAACATATCTAATGCTATAAATGCGTTAGTACGTATACGAACTAGTGTTAAACAAATGCAACTTGCCAACGCAAAAATTCCACCGGCTTTTGCTGGACAATTAGAAGTAGCATTATTTGATGCTATTAATGTATTAAGAGATAACCAAGATCCAGGAATACGCAATACACTTGTTAATCTTGTAAATTTAAGAGCAATAGCCAAAAGAGTACAAACAGGTGGTGAACAATTTCCTCTAGGATATTTAGGTCGTTTAGAAGTAGTATTATATGACACCATCAAACAAATGGAAGATATCAACCAAGACATGCACGAAGAGTGGAGTGAAAAATATAAACGCAGCATTAACTGTTCACATCCTAAAGGATTTTCACAAAAGGCTCATTGTGCTGGTAAGAAAAAACACAGTGAAAGCGCAACTATGGAAATGGTATGTCCTGATTGCGGCATGTGTGAAACACATGGCAATCTTGATGAAATCAAAAAAGGACAAAAAGACTCTAATGGTTTTACAAAATGCTGGCCAGGCAAACACGCAGCAGGTACTAAGAAAGGCAAGCATGGATGGGTAAGAAATTGTGTACCTAATGAAGGTTTATCAGAAAGTCATCCTGGAAATTTTGGTTTTGGTGCTAGTGCTACTAACACTGTATTAAAAACACAAAATAGACAGCATAGTGCTGAAAGTTACGATGACGCACATACTGGTGAAGAAAACGGCATGATGACTTCGGCATTAAAGAGCTTATATAAACACGCTGCTAAATTACGCCATGCTGTTAAACAAATGGGGTCAAGTCAAAGTTTAGAACCTTGGCAACAAGCAAAGATTACTAAGGCTGCGGATTATTTAGACACAGTCTTTAATGCTGTAGATGATGACATGGATTTAGGAGAAGATGGAGAAACTCATAATGGAGGAGGTAATACTGCTGTTGCTAATGGCGGAAATAGTCGTCCTGCTACTGCTCGTAAATTAGATAAAGGTCGCGGGTGGAATGATGCTATGAATAAGATGGGTGAAGCTACAACAGATCTTGATCATCGCATAAGCAATCTTGAATTAGGTTTAAATCAAGCACGTAATATTACAAAAGCTATTAAGTATGACCATACAGTTATAGAAATTTTATCTGAATTTCGAGCATTGGTAGAAAAATACCAATTAGATACAAAAAAATTAAATTACTTGGTTAGAGATGTATACGAAGCACAAAGTGCATTAAATTCTGCTGTATATAGTCTTGAAGAAATATTTAAAGATGCCATTACTGATTTAGAACTCAAGGCTGACCAAGGATTAGGTGAAGTAATTGCCGAATCAAAAAAATTAAATGAAAAATCCACAAGTAAAAAGCAAGCAAGATTTATGGCAGCAGCCGCTCATGATCCAAAATTTGCCAAACGTGTAGGAATTAAACAAAGCGTTGCTAAAGAATTTAATAAAGCCGACAAAGGTACTAAACTATTAAGCAAAGCAATGAAAGGTAAGAAAAAGAGTAAAAAGGTAAAAGAAACTTCTACTCTTTATTTAGATCGAATAGATAATCATCATGGATCTCAATATAAAGATCCTTACATGGAAGCATTGAAAAATAAATTAGCAGAAAAGGTGTTACAACCAAATGATCCTGTTGAAAAATATATAGATGTTTTTCAAAAGGCAAACTACAATCAACCTGGTAACTATCAATTTGGCAAGTATAATCCACAAAATAGAACTCCACAGAAAAGAGAACGTATGGCAAAAGCTGCTAGCTATGCTGCAAAAACTTCAAAAAAGAAATGAAATTCGACGAGTTTGTAAAAGCCGATTATCAAATACATGATCGAAAACATTTAGATCAGTATCTTGTAAAACTTTGTCATTTAATTGTAGTCGGACAACATCACGATCCTGAAAGATTTGGCATGGTTGCTGCGGCTATATTAGATCCCGATCATAATTTAGTTGCTAGAACTAGCATGAATTTAGACGGTAAATGGGAACATGCCGAACGTTGTGCTATGGAAGCATATGAAAGAGAATATGGAGAAATTCCAGAAGGTAGTATTTTAATAACAACGTTATCTCCTTGTAGTGATGATATGGCAGATCGCTATAAGGGTAGTTGCACCGATTTAATCAATGACAGTATCATAAGAAAAGTATATTGTGGATACATGGATCCTAGCCAACATCATGAACATAATGATTTTACTGAAGAAGTAACTAAAAATAAACATATACAAAGACTTTGTAAAAAATTTGCTTTTACATTTTTAGGTGATAAAAAACATCCTCTAGAAGAAACAAATTTTAAAAAACCATATTATACATTAATTATAAATGACAAAAGTGTTGCTACAAGTAATCAATTTGAAAAACTACACCAATTAGCAAAAGATTATAAAAAAGAAAATCCTAATGCTAAAATTAAAGTAAAATCAAGCGAAGCAGTAGATGAGGTGCGTACAATAGGATTGTACAACCCACAAACACAGAAAAAACAATACCGTGTAGTTTATGCTAACAATAAACCTGTCACTTATTTTAGTATAAATGAAATCGGTGAATTAAAAGCATTATTAGATTACATGAAAGAAAAACATCCTAACGTAAAAGTAGAAGTGAAAAAAGAATACGTTAGTGAAGAACAAATTAAAGAATTAGACGAAGCAATAGGCTATAGTAAGGATATTAAAACAGAAGGTAATGTAATAACTTTACCAATAGTACATATTAAAAAAGCAGCAGATTTATTTAAAGGTGACAGAATGATGCCACCTATCAATGATGAATTTAGTATGGATTTACTTACCCGACAAATCATACGATTCTTATTAAAGAATCCTATGTTAGTAGATCACATACCAGCAAACGAATTACCAAAGTTTGCTCATGATGTAGCAGTATATCTTGTTAGAAGAAACAAACTTCCTGTACGCGAAGCAGCAAATGCCGCACAGCAAGCCGCTATTGCAATCAATATGAAAAAAAATCATAAGAAACCTAAAAGTGAAGAATACGATTATGGAAATATGCACGGTGTTGCCGAAATACCAAAAGCATTATTAAAACATGGCTGGACAAAAAAATCCATTAATTTTGATAAAACAGTTTTTGTAAAAAAAGGTGTTGGGTTAGCAAAAATTGATAGAAATGAATCCGGTTTCGTACGATTCACAATTAAAGGTCGTCCTTATACAACATACGGTCATAAACAAGCTATAGAGCTTCTCAATAAACTTGATCCGTTGGCAGATGAAAGCATGATGCCAAAAAGTAATTTTGCAGGAACTGAGCCGCCTTGGAATTACAAATTAGGACCTGCTGCACAACACAAAGGTTCTGATCCTAGACCATTCAAAATGCCCGGTGAATTTGGTTAAAATAAATTCAATAACTTGTTGATTTTATTAAATATTCTGCTATAATAGATACTTAGGAGAATTATTATAATGAGTAAAACATTTGGTGCGCCGGAGCAGGCAAAAATTAAGCAAATTGTTGCGGAAGGTGTAACAGTTATGCAAGAAATTCAAGACCTTACAGAAGGGTTGAATGAAACAATCAAAGCAGTAGCAGAAGAATTGGAAGTTAAACCTAGTGTAATTAAAAAAGCAATTCGTATTGCTCAAAAAGATCAATGGGATCAAGTCTATCATGAATTTGAAGATTTAGAAACTGTTGTCGATATTAGCGGGCACGCTAATTTACGCAAGGAGGATGACGGACTATGAGTAATTACTGGGGATACCATTTAATGTTAGATTGTGCAGGATGCAATGACAACATTAAAAGCCGAGATCAAATTTATAACTTTATTAAAGAATTAGTTGAGCGAATTGATATGAACGCTCACGGTGAACCAATTATTGAATATTTGCTACCAGGTGAAGATAAAGCTGGATATAGTCTTATGCAATTGATTACTACTAGTAACATTTGTGCTCACTTTATTGAACCAAATTCTACTGCTTACTTAGATGTTTTTTCTTGCAAAGAATTTGATATTAAAGTAGCAGAAGACGTTTTTAGAAAATATTTTGGTCCATCATTAGTTCGTGTTAATTTCATTACACGACAAGCTGGCTAATATAAATAAAAATAAGAAATGGTTAGGTCGGCCATAAACGACCAATTAGGTATTTTGTCAGCCGTAAGTGACAATGGAGATAACATATGAGTTATGTAGATGCGTTGTGGGATCGCGACCAAGACATCGTTCGAGTAGTCGAACGCGATTCAAAAAAAGGCAGAGTGTATCATGAGTATCCTGCCAAATATCTATTTTATTATCCTGATCCTCGCGGAAAATATCGATCAATCTTTGGTGAAAATCTAAGTAAAGTATCTTCTAAAAGTTGGAAAGAACATACTAAAGAACAACGTATTCACAGCAATCATAAACTATATGAAAGCGATATAAATCCAGTATTTCGCTGTTTAGAAGAAAATTATCTCGGGAAAGAACCACCAAAGTTAAATGTAGCATTTTGGGATATTGAGGTGGACTTTGATCCAGAACGCGGTTATGCATCACCCGATGACGCATTTATGCCAATTACTGCAATCGCAGTACATTTACAATGGTTAGATACCTTAGTATGTTTAGCCGTGCCGCCTAAAACTTTAACTATGGCAGAAGCCGAAAAACAAGTTAAAGAATTCCCCAATACTATTTTGTTTGAAACAGAACATGAAATGTTAGATACATTTCTAAATTTAATTGAAGATGCAGATGTACTAAGTGGATGGAACAGTGAAGGATTCGATATGCCTTATACTGTTAATCGCATTATTAAAGTACTAAGCAAAGAAGATACACGTAGACTTTGCCTATGGAATCAATTTCCTAAAAAACGTGAATATGAAAAACATGGAAAAGATGCTGTTACATATGATTTAGTCGGTCGAGTACATTTAGATAGTCTCGAATTATACCGCAAATATACATATGAAGAACGACACACTTATCGACTAGATGCTATTGGCGAAATGGAAATTGGAGAAAGCAAAACAGTATATGAAGGTACATTGGATCAGTTATATAACAATGACTTTAGAAAGTTTATTGAATATAACAGACAAGACTGTGCTTTGTTGAATAAGCTAGATCAAAAATTAAAATTTATCGATCTTTCTAATACTATTGCACATGAAAATACTGTATTAATTCAAACCACAATGGGTGCTGTAGCAGTAACCGAACAGGCTATTGTAAATGAAGCACACCATCGTGGATTAATTGTTCCTAGTCGTCCACGCAGAGATGATACTGTTGATACACAAGCAGCAGGTGCTTATGTTGCTTACCCTAAAAAAGGTTTACATGATTGGATTGGATCAATGGACATTAACAGTTTGTATCCATCAGTTATTCGTGCATTAAACATGGGTCCAGAAACTATTATTGGACAACTACGTCAAGATTATACCAAGGCAGAGATTGAAGAAAAAATAGCTGGAGGAATGTCATTTGCTGCTGCATGGGAAGGTAAGTTTGGGTCTAATGAATATGAATTTGTTATGAATAAAGACCGTGTTCATGATATTCATATAGATTGGGAAAATGGCGAAATAGATGTAATGAGCGGTGCACAAATCTATGAAGCGGTATTTGAAAGTGGTAAGCCATGGATCTTAAGTGCTAATGGAACTATCTTTACATATGAAAAAGAAGGTATTATTCCTGGCTTATTAAAAAGATGGTATGCGGAACGTAAAGAGATGCAGGCCAAATTAAAAGAAGCACAAAAAGCGGAGAATAAAATTGAAGAAGAATATTGGGACAAACGACAACTTGTTAAAAAGATTAATCTTAATAGTTTGTATGGTGCTATTCTTAATGCCGGTTGTAGATTTTTTGATAACCGCATTGGACAATCAACCACATTATCCGGACGTGGTATCGCACGACATATGGCTTCAAAAATTAACGAAGTAATCACAGGTGAATATAATCACGTAGGTAAAGCTATTATCTATGGTGATACAGATAGTGCCTATTTTAGTGCTTATAGCAGTCTAAAAAATGAGATTGCTAAAAAAGAAATACCTTGGGATAAAGATACTGTAATTCAGCTATATGATTCGGTAGCGGCAGAAGTTAATGGTACATTTCCACAATTCATGCTAGATGCTTTCCATGCTCCAAAATCACGCGGCGAAGTTATTCGAGCAGGACGAGAAATTGTTGCTATTAAAGGTTTGTTTATTACCAAGAAACGTTATGCTGTATTGTATTATGATAAGGAAGGTAAACGTTTAGACGTAGACGGTAAACCTGGAAAGATTAAAGCAATGGGGTTAGATCTTAAAAGATCTGACACTCCAGAATTCATGCAAAAGTTTTTAGAAGAAGTATTAACTGCGGTATTGAATGGTAGAGAAGAAAAAGAAATTCTAGAAATGATTACTGAGTTTCGTACTGAATTTAAAGCACGACCAGGTTGGGAAAAAGGCAGTCCTAAACGTGCTAATAATATTACCGAGTATCAAGAAAAAGAAAAGAAACAAGGTAAGGCTAATATGCCTGGTCATGTTCGCGCAGCGATAAATTGGAATACATTGCGTAGAATGAATGGTGACAAGTATTCTATGCAAATTGTTGATGGGATGAAAGTTATTGTTTGTAAGATTAAAGATAATCCTTTGAGCTTTAAATCAGTAGCATATCCGGTAGATGAATTAAGATTGCCCAAATGGTTTCAAGAATTACCATTTGATCATGCAGAAATGGAAAAAACTATTATTAATAATAAATTGGATAACTTAATTGGTGTATTAGAGTGGGACTTAGAATCTACAACTCAAAATAATACATTCAATTCTTTGTTCAGTTTTGATTAAAAATATTCTTGACAATGGAAAAAAATCTAAATAAAATAACACAAAGGAAAATAATATGAAGGACTTTTTACAAGATTTAGTATCACATACACACAACCTAGGCTTTTTAGAAACATTAAAAATAACTTCTAATGAAAAGGAAACTATTATTGAATCTATGGCCTCAAATCGCAGCGTTATCCTTAATGCTAAAACAAATGTTCCAATTAATCATGTGGGAACATTTGGTATGCCTAATTTAAACAAATTAGATATTCATTTGAAGTGTCCAGAATATCAAGACGGCGCTGTCATTGAAGTTGTAAAAGCAGAACGTAACGGTAAAACTATTCCAGTAGGATTACATTTTGAAAACATGAATGGAGACTTTGAAAATGATTATCGTTTTATGAACGAAGAAATCATTAACGAAACATTAAAGACTGTTAAGTTTAAAGGTGCTAAGTGGGATATTGAATTTGAACCAACTGTTAATAGTATTGCTAAACTACGTTTCCAAGCTGCTGCTAATAGCGAAGAAAATACTTTTCAAACTTCGACTGAAGATGGTAAATTGATTTGTAAATTCGGCGATGGCAGTCGACACGCAGGTTCATTTGTATTTCAAGATAATGTTAATGGCAAATTAAAACAAAAGTGGTCATGGCCTATAGATCAAGTTTTAAAGATTTTAAATTTAAACGGCGACAAGATCATGCGTATTGCTGATCAAGGTGCATTAAACATTACTGTAAGCAGTGGCATTGCTACATATGATTATATTTTACCGGCAATGACAAAATAATGAATACCGATCTAACATCAGCACAAAAAGATTACGCATATTTTCTGCCAGCAACGTCAGGATTTTATAGTACATATATTGGAAAACAACGATATGGAAACTATGTAGATCCAGCACGAATCCCTGCAAGTTTCAAAAATGGTGTAGAATCACTTAACTATCTAAATCCAGATAAGGGTGCTTTCTATTATGATCATTGTTTGTACAGTGCAGGTCATGCTAACTTAGATCTTAATAAACATGACGAAGGCGAAGATATGTTTCGCAATCGTAATCGTGCTACAAGCTGGGTGTTAGGTGATTCAGGCGGATTCCAAATTGGCAAGGGCAAGTGGGAAGGCGATTGGAAAGATCCCACTTGTTCAAAAGCTCAAAAGAAACGTGAATTAGTATTAAATTGGATGGATGCTCTCATGGATTATGGAATGTGTTTAGATATTCCGGCATGGGTTTCGCGTAGTCCAGAAGGTGCTAAAGCCACAGGTATTAGTACATATCAAGAAGCAGTTCAAGCAACATTTATCAATAATGATTATTTTATTCGTAATCGAAATGGCAACTGTAAGTTCTTGAATGTATTACAAGGCGAAAATCACACCGATGCTGAAGGTTGGTATCAACATATGAAAAAATATTCTGATCCAAAGCAATATCCTAATGAACATTTTAATGGATGGGCAATGGGTGGACAAAATATGTGTGATGTTCATTTAGTATTAAAAAGATTAGTAGCATTGAGGTTTGATGGTTTACTAGAAAAAGGTCAACAAGACTGGATGCACTTTTTAGGCACTAGTAAATTGGAATGGGCACTATTGCTAACGGATATCCAACGAGCTGTTCGAAAATATCATAATCCTAATTTTACTATCAGTTATGATTGTGCAAGTCCATTTTTAGCTACTGCTAATGGTCAAATTTATGTACAAACAGAAATTACTGATCGAGAAAAATGGCTATATAGAATGATGCCTAGCATAGATAATAAAAAATATGCAAATGATACTAGAACTTTTAGAGATGCAGTTTTACAAGATAAATTTTTTGAAAATTTTGAAAATAGTCCTATTATGCAAAATGTACAAATTAAAGATATTTGTATCTATGCTCCAGGAGACCTAAATAAAATAGGCAAAGAAGGTAAAACATCATGGGATAGTTTTACATATGCTATCATGATGGGGCATAATGTTTGGATGCACATTAATTCCGTACAAGAAGCAAATCGTCAATACGATGCAGGATTATGTCCAGCAATGTTAGTAGATGAAAGGTTTGATCGTGTATTTTTCAAAGACATTGTTGATGCTATTTTTAGTACCAGTGATCGAGGAACTGCTGAACAAATTATTGAAGAATTTAGTAATTTTTGGATGCGTATTCCTGGTACTAGAGGATTTACTGGTAAAAAGACTTTAAACGCTACTACTAAAGCTGATGAACTTTTTGAAGTCGAAGGCAACGGTATTGTAGATAAAACTGAAAAATCTGAACCTTCAAAAGTTATTTTAAGTGAAAATTTATTTGAATTTTGATTAATTTGACAAATAATTTTAATAGTGTTATAATAAATTTATGAAACGTGATTATTCAACTGGTGAAACACAAGATGTTATTTTCTTTGTAGGAAAAGAAGTCGAACATACTCCTGCATTTGGAATGCCTACATTATTTGTTGTAGGATCGCAGCCTATTGATTTAATTAAAAAAAAACTTTCCAATAGTAATATAGAACATATTTTCTTTGGAGCCAATCACAGTTTTAACCCAAGTTTGGGTGATTTTGATAGCTGGGATCCTTGGAATCAAATGATTCTGTATTTCTTAGATAAAGGATATTTCTGTAGTTTAGACATTCCTATCAGTCATGTTGAAGTATTTCATGAATATGGTTTTTGTGGTTATAATAACTTTATTCCACAAATAAGAATTCCGTTGCCCTATGTTGGTTTATGGAATTATAATACTATGATTAAAATTGATGATAAAGGATTTAACAGCACTAATCCCGGTATATGGACACACAGTCTACATTCTCTTATGAACAGAGATAATTTTACAAATTGGACTCAATACAAAAAGGACGAAATTATATGATAACCGCAAAAATTTCTAAAAACACACCAACTACTCCAACTGAAGAAAGAGTATTAAAGCTACTTGAAAGTATCGATTGGAAGTTATGGGAGATTATGAATATGATGAAGGCAAATCTTCCTGAAGATACTAAAACTGAAAAAAATAAAACTACTAAAAAGAAAAGCAACGAACAATGATTAGAGGTGTAATATCCAATAGTCCGCATCTAACGGCATTTTATTCTGATACCGTTCCTTATGTTTCTCCAGGAGAAGGATCGGGAATGCTTCGTTGGAATAGCATTAATAAATGTTTAGAAATTAGTAATGGACCCAGTTGGATACAATATCATATGAATGATGCTTACATCAGTTTATCAGCAGAGGCTAATAATGCTATACAACAGGCAATTGACAAAAAAAATGAAGATGCTATAATAGAGAAGTTATCTAAAGAAAATGAAGCAGTTAAAATTGCTTATGAAAATATTTTGAAAGCCAAGGCACAATTAAAAGCAACTATTTTATTAAGTAAAGAACATGAACCAACAAACTAATATGATATGGGTTACTTTTCGAAAGGAAGGTATACATTGCTATCCGGCAGCAGCTACAGATCCTGCTTTAGCTACAGGTGACGAATATGATGTGAGTTTTTTAGGAATTCCACATCGTCACATTTTTCATTTTAAAGTATGGATCGAAGTATTTCACGATGATCGTGATATCGAATTTATTCAATTTAAACGTTGGCTTGAAAAGTGCTATAATGATGGCACACTTGAGCTAAATTACAAATCTTGTGAGATGATTGCTCGTGATTTACGCACAACAATCAACACACGATATCCAAATAGAGATATTTGGATCGAAGTCAGTGAGGACGGCGAAAATGGCTGTTTCCTTACTTTTCCATCAACTTGTTAATATAAGGAACTTATACCATGGCACAACCTGGTTATATCCAAAAGACAATTCGCTTAAAGCCCGAAGTTACTCGAATCTTTGATGATTTAGAAGCATGGTTGGATCATTGTCGATTCAATCTTATGCCTTTTAATCCTGCAGACTTATATAAGTCTAAGGAATATAAAGATTATCAACGAAATCGTGAGTACTTACAACGCAAGGCTCGTCGTGAAGCCAAAGCACGCAATGCAAAGGCAGAGTAATGGCTAATATCTTTCTAATTGATTTAGAAAGCGTAGAAACTAGGTACACGGGTCAGTGGAAGACTCATGTACCTCATCTCTTACGAAAGGCAGGACACAATGTTCAAATTATATCTGGGCCTACGGATATTCCTACAGCCACTACTCCTGGTGCTTTCCTTAATTTTGGTGGTACCAATATCTATAAGTCTAGTCAAGTGGAACAAATGGGGCGTTTATTTTGCTCCGGATCAGTTAAGCCTGGCGATCACTTCATCTTTACCGATGCTTGGCATCCTGGTATCATAAACTTAAAGTACATGAGTGAACTGTTACAGATTCCTGTAACGACACACGGTATGTTCCACGCGGGGTCCTATGATCCCCAAGACTTTCTCGGTCGACTAGTCGGAGATAAGCCTTGGGTCAGACACGCTGAGAAAAGTTATTTTCACGCATTTGATCATAACTACTTTGCTACAGAATTTCATATTGAAATGTTTGCTCATAACCTACTAAACATAGATTTCGAAACAGCGACATTGTCTTATGTTGAAAAAGGAAAAATTGTACGCACAGGTTGGCCAATGGAGTATATGGATGGTACATTGACTATGTATAAGAACATGGATAAACGTGATCTTATACTGTTCCCTCATCGCATAGCGCCAGAGAAACAAGTCGAAATCTTTAGAGATCTA